CTCGATAAAAACAAATACCGCGCATTTGTATCGAAAAACAGCAAAATAGTACGAACTTCAACGATTTATTGAAAGATAGGGAGCAATGAATGCAAGCTACATCACGGAATATTATGAGGGCATCCAAAACGGAACCTATAACGTCGGCAAGTGGATAAAACTTGTTTACAATTACATCATTGAGTGCCTAAATGACGCAATTGTCGTTTATGATGACGTAATTGCAGAAAAGGCTATTGATTGGATTGAAAACCACTGCTTTCACGTTGAAGGACCACTTGCTCCCGGCCCGTTCAAGCTCGAACTGTGGCAAAAGGCAATGATAGCCGCAATGTTTGGTCTGCTGGACCCAGAAACCGGAAACCGGCAATTTCGCGAGATCGTTCTCGTTATTGCCAGGAAAAACGGGAAGTCACTCCTTGCCTCAGCTATCGCAAATTACATGCTGCAGGTTGATGGTGGTTACGGAGCGAGAATATACAATGTTGCGCCAAAACTTGATCAAGCTGCGATTGTATACGATAACACCTGGACGATGATTCAGCTCGACCCTGATTGGAAAGAAAGAAGGGCAGCTGTACAGGCGGCAAGAGAAAGTCATCGAGCTGCTGAAGATGATCCTAAGAACGTAAAACATAGACAGTCGGACTTATTCCTTCCAGGAACAAACAGCACGATGAAAAAAGTCGCCTTTAGCGCAAAGAAGTCAGACGGATTTAACCCGTCGCTGGTTATCTGTGATGAGGTTGCAGCGTGGGAAGGCGATAAGGGACTAAAGCAGTACGAGGTTATGAAGTCCGGAATGGGCTCCAGACCTGAACCGATCATGCTTTCCTGCACAACCTCTGGATACATCAATGATAGCGTATACGATGAGCTGATCGCAAGAGGAACGGCACTGCTTCAGGGAAATAGTGGGGAGAAGCGGTTTCTTCCGTTTTTCTACATGATAGACGATATTACCAAGTGGGACGATATTGGGGAGCTTGAGAAAGCCAATCCGAACCTTGGTGTATCGGTTACCAAAGATTACCTGTTAGAGGAAATCGAGGTTGCAAGGGGTTCAGCTTCAAGGCAATCGGAATTCATTTGTAAATATGCCTGCCTGAAGCAAAATAGCAGTCTCGCGTGGTTGCCAGCGGAAGTCGTTGAAAATGTCTGCGGTGAAGAGATTCGACTTGAGGACTTCAAGGGCTGTTATTGTGTGGCTGGCATCGACCTTTCACAGACAACTGACTTAACGGCGGCCTGTGCGGTTATTGAGAAAAACGGGAAGCTGAACGTAATATCACATTTCTGGTTACCGGCTGCGAAAATAGATGAAGCTGTACAAAGAGACGGGTTGCCGTACTACAGCTATATTGATAGAGGGTTTATGAGCCCGTCCGGCGATAACTTCGTTGATTACCACGACTGTTACAACTGGATGGTCAACCTTGTACAGGAATATGAGATACTTCCGCTAAAGGTTGGATACGACAGATATTCAGCACAGTACCTGATTCAGGACCTTGACGCGTTTGGGTTCCATACTGATGACGTTTTTCAGGGGGACAACCTCTGGCCGATCATGCAGGAGCTTGAAGGTGTCATGAAGGACGGCGGAATAAACTTTGGAGATAACCAGATAATGAAAGTCCACCTGCTCAACGCCGCGGTCAAAATGAATGTGGAGCGTGGCAGGGGTAGACTTGTTAAATTGTCACCAAACGCGCATATCGACGGTGTGGCTGCACTGCTTGACGCGCTTGCAGTAAGAGCTAAGTATTATTCAGAGATCAATGAACAGTTGAAAAATTAGGAGGCTACAATGTCACTTCTGGACAAGCTGTTAGGCAGAAAGCCAAAAGAGCCGGAATACTTTGAGAGTGTGTTTAAGCTGCTTAATGGGTATCAGCCGGCATTTCACACGTTCCATGGTGGAATCTATGAGAGCGAGTTGATCCGGGCGGCAATCCATGCACGGGCCAGTCACATTTCGAAATTGAAAGTAGAAGTTCAAGGATCTGGACGACCTGCGCTTCAATCGAAGTTAAGACACGGCCCGAATGAGTTCCACACATGGTCGCAGTTCATGTACAGACTCTCAACAATTCTCGACGTAAACAACACGGCATTCATTATTCCGGTGTATGACCGATATGGTGAGCTGAGCGGCGTATATTGCCCGCTTCCGGAAAACGTAGAGGCAGTTGAATACAAGGGAACACCGTATTTGCGCTATTCCTTCTCAAACGGTCAAAAGGCCGCAATTGAGATGGAGTTTTGTGGCGTGATGACGAAGTTCCAATACAAGAGTGACCTGTACGGCGAAACGAACCATGCGTTGATTCCCACGTTAGACCTTGTGAAGATCAATGACGAGGCCATTAAGGAAGGTGTACAGAACGCTGCCAGTTACAGATTCATGGCGCAGTTGAGTAACTTCGCAAAGGCCGAGGATTTAGTCAAAGAGCGTGAACGGTTTACGACAGAAAACTTTTCTTCGAAGGCCAGAGGCGGCGGAATGCTGCTGTTCCCCAATACATACAGCAACATTCAGCAGATTGAAGCCAAACCGTGGGTGATTGACGCTGACCAGAGGAAGGCTATACAAGACAACGTCAATGCCTATTTCGGCGTGAATGAAGACGTACTGACAAACGCTGCATTCGGTGACGCTTGGTCGGCTTTCTATGAGGGCGCGGTTGAGCCGTTTGCTATTCAGTTTAGCGAAGTCATGACGCGTATGTTATTTACCTTCAGGGAGCAGTCAACTGGTAATAGGGTTATGGCTACAGCAAACAGGCTGCAATATCTTTCAAATAAAGAGAAGGCGGAGGTAGCAGCTATCTGGGCGGACCGTGGAATCGCGACGATCGACGAGATCAGAGAGATCTGGAACATGGCTCCGCTTCCAGACGGACTTGGTGAAGCAATACCAATCCGTGGCGAGTTTGCCGATGTAACAACCGGAAAACACTTTAGTGAAGGTGCTAATGAAAATACGGAGGTAAGTGAAGATGATTAAACAAGACCGCGAATATCGAAACATGGAAATGCGGCTGGCGGAGCAACCTGAAGGCGAAAAGAATTACGATGTTCGCGGGTATGCATCCACTTGGGAGCCGTACGTATTAATGACCATCGACGGCGTGGATTATAGTGAGCGAATTGATCCACACGCGTTTGATGAAGCCGACATGACTGACGTTGTTTTCCGCGTTGATCATGAAGGCCCTGTATATGCAAGGTCTTCTGCTGGGACCCTTGAAGTTGGAACAGACGATCACGGACTCTGGCAGAAAACCGATTTAAGCAAAACTCGTCGTGGGCGTGACCTTTACGAGGATATCGCCGTTGGAAATTACAAAACGATGAGTTTCGCTTTCACGGTCGAAAAGGATCATTTCGACCACGATACAAATACGCGAGTGATTGAACGTATAGCTAAGGTGTTTGACGTCTCACCTGTTAGCTTTCCGGCCAATCCAACAACTGAGCTTAGTGTTTCAACTCGCGACTACTTCAACGGAGTGATTGAAGCGGAACGGGCGGAGCGACTCGAACGAGAGAAACGCGAAGAGCAAATCAAGAGAATTAAAATTCTTGCGGAGGTTTAAATGGAAATCAGAGAAATGTCAGTTCAGGAGCTTGAGGAAAGAAAGGCCCAGATCGCGACTGAGGTCGAAAATCCCGAAGCTGATCTGAACGCTCTCGAAGAGGAAGTACGCGCAATCAACGCGGAAATCGAAGAGAGGGCAAACGAAGAAGCAAAGAAAGCCGAAATCCGGTCAGCTGTAGCTGCTGGAGAAGGCGAAGTAACTGAAGTTATCGAAGAAGTAGTCAAAACAGAGGAGAGAAAAATGACTAACATGGAAGTAAGAAATACTGCTGAGTATGTTGACGCCTTTGCAGAGTACATCAAGAGCGAGAACGATGCCGAGTGCCGTGCGCTGCTCACCGAAAACGTGTCCGGCTCCGTTCCGGTTCCCACGGTTGTTGAGGACATCGTCCGCCACGCTTGGGAAAACGAGGGCATCATGTCTCAGGTTCGGAAAACCTTCATTAAGGGCAACCTGAAGGTTGGTTTTGAGATTAGTGGTACTGACGCTGCGTTCCACACCGAGGGCGGCGAGGCTGTTGCTGAGGAAACCCTGGTACTGGGTGTTGTGGAAATTCAGCCGAGAAGCATCAAAAAGTGGATCAGCATTTCTGACGAAGTGTATGACCTGCGTGGTGAGGCGTTCCTGCAGTACATCTATGAAGAGCTGGCATATCGGATTGCCAAGAAGGCTGCCGATGAGGTCATCGTTCAGATCGAGGCTTGCGGAACCGTTTCCACAACCACTTGCGTTGGTGTTCCGAAGGTCACTCAGGCCAGCATTGGTCAGAATACCGTTGTTACCGCCCTGGGTCAGCTGTCAGACGAGGTGAACAATCCGGTTATCATCATGAATAAGCAGACTTATGCCGCGTTCAAGGGTGTACAGTATGGTGGAAACTACGCTACCGACATCTTTGAAGGGTGCCAGGTCATCTTTAATAACACCGTCAAGGCGTACAGCGCTGCGACCACTGGTAATACCTATGCGATCGTTGGTGATCTGGGTGGCGTAACCGCGAACTTCCCGAATGGCCAGGGAATCGACTTTAAGTTCGATGAGCTGAGCAAGAAGAAAGAAGATCTGGTTGAAGTTCTTGGTCGTGAGTACATCGGTATCGGCGTTACGCAGCCGGGCGCCTTCGTGAAGATCACGAAATAATTAAATCCGGCGGGAAGGGAGGAAAAAATGAAAAAAATACTTATTGGCGTGCCCTGCATGAATCAGGTGCCCGCAGAATTTGCGGATTCTCTCGCGCGGCTGACATCGGTCGGAGCACCAGAGTGTAAGCTTGGTCTTATATTCAAGATTGGCTCACTGATCTACGCTGCGCGAGACGATATCGCAAGGGAAGCGATCAAAAGCGAAGCGGACTACGTTATGTGGTTCGATAGTGACATGACCTTCCCGCCGGACACTCTCCAAAGGCTTATGAAGCACATGGAGAGAGATGACGTGGACATTGTAAGTGGCCTGTACTTTAGGAGAGTTGAGCCTTACACGCCGGTGTTGTTCGACAGGCTTGAACGCACCGATGAAGGTATCATCTGGTCAGACTTCTCAAGGATTGACAATGAATTGTTTGAAATCGGCGGTTGCGGCTTTGGCTGCGTGCTGATGAAAGCAGAAGTCTTTATGGGAGTGTTCGCAAAGTACAAGCAAATGTTTACGCCTTTCATGGGAGCCGGAGAAGATATTGCACTCTGTATCCGGGCCCGTGAGTGCGGCTATCGAATTTGGTGTGACCCGACTATATCACTTGGACATATTGGGTATCACACAGTAACGAGAAACTTTTTCCTTGAATACCAAGCGAGGCAGGAGGCAGAAAATGCTGGCGAAAGTGAAGCAAGCGTTGAGAATTAAAACGGAAGCCTATAACGATGAACTTAATGGTCTCATCAGTGCGGCGTTGCTCGATCTTGGCGTAACAGATATTTCAGCGGAGGTTCTTACAACCAATGCGGATATGCTGGTAACGCAGGCGGTAATTACATACTGTAAGATGAACTTCGGCAACGTAGCACAGAATGATTACTACAAGTTCAAGAAGAGCTACGATGAGCAGAAGGCGCAGCTGTCCACCTGCACTGGTTACACAATCTGGATTGGGGATGATGAGTGATGTTTGATACGGTAATAACGTTGAAATCAGAACCCGTCATCACCCATGACGATTATGGAAATGAAGTCAAGACTACCACAGACCGTGAAGTATTTGCACAGCAGCGTGGGGTTTATGAGAGTGAATTCTATAATGCGTCACAGGTTGGCTTACATCCGTCGAAAAACTTTAGAATCTCCAACACAGAGGATTATCAAGGCGAAAAGGTTCTGGAGCACGAAGGAAAACTGTATACCGTTGTTCGTGTCGATTGGGATGGCAACCGTGATACTGTCAACCTTGTGTGCGAGGAAAGAGCCGGGTTCAATGAAGAGCCTGCGCCCGACGAGCCGGAAATACCGCCCGACGAGCCGGAAATACCGCCCGACGAGCCGGAAATACCGCCCGACGAGCCGGAAATAACGCACATTGTATGGAAAGATCACAGCGTTGGTGAAAAACTTGGAGAAAATTACATCTATTTTGGTAAAAGTTTCTGCAATGAATATTTGTATTTGCAAGATAGCGGAGGGAATGACGGATGACAATGTACCAAACATTAGCAACGCTTGGTAAACCGATTGCGTACGGGTATCATTCAAAACCGGTAACGGTTCCGTACCTTGTACTACTCGGTGCAGGTCAAGATCGATTCGAAGCCGACAACACCTATTATGTAACAGCTGATCGATATCGGCTTGAATATTATTTCAAGAAGAAGGACCCGGATTTTGAGGGGCAGATTGAAGCACTGCTACTTTCAAACGGGCTCAAGTATGAAAAGTCTGAAGACATCTACATCGATGCCGAAGACGTGTTTGAAATTTACTACACATTTTAAGGAGGCTATTGATGGCTAACAAAGTTATGTACGGCGTCTCCAATCTTCACATTGGCGAGTACATTGTTGGGACTGACGGATCGGTAACTCTGGGCACTCCGTATGCTATTCCGGGAACGGTGAAAATTAGCATGGACGCAGAGACAAACGAAAATAAGTTCTATGCGGACAATGTAACTTACTGGTCGGGTTATTCCGATAACGGTTACAGTGGCGAGATTGAGAATGCGCTGTTTGATGACACATTCAAAACCACATTTATGAATTACAACCAGCTGGCCGACGGTGGAATTGCGCAGATTAAGGGTAAGCAGAATAAGAACGTATACTTTGCGTTCCAGGTAGAGGGCGATGACAAGGCCCGAAGGGGAATCTTTTACAACGTCTCTATCGGACAGATCAGTAGAGAATACAACACAACCGAAGATTCGATTGAACCTGCAACCGCGACGCTGCCGTTTACCGTAAATGGCGATAACAAGACTGGCGTGACCCGTGCGGCGTATACTGACGGTAGTGCTGTTTATACGACAATCTTTACCAACCCGCCGACACCGCACACAACCTAATTGCAACGACAACCAAGGATGGGGAAGTTCCCCACAACAGGAAGTCAAGACAATCCGGGGCCGGGAAACTCTCGCCCCGGAAAGTCACTTTATTTTTAGTAAGGGAGGTAAACAATGATTAAGACTATCGAATTTGAAGGCCAGAAAGTGGAATTAAACACTTCCGCTGGATGGCTATTTGTATATAGAAATAGATTCGGGCATGATATCTTCCCGGACCTGATGCCGATTATTGAATCTGTCGTTGGAGCGCTCGCGTCTCTTCTGGAAAGCGGCGAAACGGAGCTTAACGCTGGGAATGTTAAGGGCCTAATGGACGATGAAGCCATCACGGACGCATTTATTAAGCTGGCGGGAATGGAGCTCACGACAGTTTATCAGGTGTTGTGGGCGATGGCATACAACGCAGACAAAAGCATTGGCGGACCGGAAGACTTCTTTAATAGTTTTGAAAAGTTCCCGCTCGACGTCGTAATTCCAGAACTGTTTACTGCGATCGTAGAATCTTCGGTAAGCTCAAAAAACGGGATGAGGCTCCTGAAGGCGCTGAAGAATCTGCGCCAGTCGGATTAGACACGATATACATCGCAGGGGCCGAAAGAAAACTGTCATACGAAGCTATCATGTCAATGGATATAGGTCAGATCGTTGATTATATCATTGAATACGACAAGGTAATGGACCCGGATCGAGAACAGAAAGAACAGGAAAAAGTGCACAAAAGAGAAGCTACGCAAGCTGATATTGACGCGCTGTTGGGGTGATGAAATGGCCAAATCCATAGATGAGCAAATGCGCGAAATTACGAAACAATTTGATAGTAATTTTAACAAGGAAGTTGAGGAGATCACAACTCAGGCTGGCCGTGAATGCGCGAAAAAATTAAGAAGTGTGTCACCAAAGAGAACCGGTAAATATGCGTCTGGATGGACGGCAAAAAAACAGCCAGGCGGATTACACGGCGTTAGCAGTGTTGTGTATAATAACAAAGCTCCTGGACTGGCTCATTTACTGGAATACGGTCACGCGAACAAGGGCGGAGGCCGAACACCGGCACACCCGCATATTAAGAGCGTCGAGCAGGAAATGAGCGAAGAATATTACAACAAACTAAAGCATATTGGGGGTTAGACAATGGCCGGTTCAATTAAAGGCATAACCGTTGAATTTAACGGCGACACAACAAAACTTCAGAAGGCGTTACGCCAAATGAATCAAGAGGCTCGCAAAACCGACAAAGAGCTGAAAGACATCAACCGTGCGCTGAAATTTAATCCGGGAAATGCCACGTTGCTTGCACAAAAGCAGCAAGTGCTTGGTGATAAGATTAAGCAAACAAGGACACAGTTGAATGCGCTAAGAGACGCCCAAAGACGGTTCAACGAGACACCTGGAGCAGACAAGCAATCGGCTGAGTATAGGCAGCTCGAAAGAGAGATCATTGTAGCTGAATCAAAGCTGAAGCACTTCAACAGTGAACTCCAGAAGGTAAAATATGAGCACATCACCAGGATGGGCGAGGCTTTTCAATCCGCTGGTCAGAAGGCGAGAACGGCTGGTATGTATGTGTCGGCGGCTGCAGCGGCCAGCATAGTTGCCGGAAAGAAGTTGCTTGATCTTGCTAACGCACAAAATCAAGCGGAGGCGCAGTTAACAGAAGTTTACAAGTCGCGACATAAGGCTACAACCGAACAAACGCAGGCAACAATTAAGCTTGCAGCGGCGATACAAAAAGAGGGTGTATATGGGGATGAAGTCATCCTGTCTGGTGCAAAACAGCTCGCAACATACACCAAGACAACGGACGCTGTTGATAAGCTGCTTCCGTCTCTGACAAACCTGCTCGCACAAAACAAGGGCGTGAGTGCATCGCAAGAAGATGCAGCGGCTATGGCGAACCTGTTCGGTAAAGCGCTTATGGGACAAACTGGCGCGTTAAAGCGTGCAGGAATTTCCTTCACGGCTGCACAGGAAGAGGTCCTGAAGTACGGAACTGAGGAAGAAAAAGTTGCCATGCTGGCCGAGGTTGTACACGACAATGTTGGCGACATGAACAAGGCGCTTGCCGCAACTGACGCAGGAAAACTGCAGCAGGCAAAGAACGTATTAGGTGACTTCGGGGAAAGACTTGGAAACATGCTATTGCCGCACCTGGCAAATTTGGCGAAGTGGCTTAGCGACAAGGTGTTCCCTGTAATAGAGAAGATCTTCACTCTTGTTGAGGGACACCCCATTATTGCAAAGGCTATCATTGCAATAACAGGGTTAATGGCAGTTCTGGGACCGCTTCTGATAATCTTTGGTTCGCTGGCGTCAGTTATTGGCGGCTTAATGACCATGGCCCCTGCCCTCGCTACAGCTTTCGCCGCATTAACGGGGCCGATTGGAATTGTCGCGGCGGCTATTGCCGGATGTGTGGCTGCGATTGTCCTTCTGTGGAAGCATAGTGAGACGTTTAGAAAATCCGTCAAGACTGCATGGGCACAGATTGGTGCTGCTGTAAATGACGCTGTCAAAGCGATTAAAGCGGCGATGAAGAGCGCAGGCGTAAGTGGTAATGACCTTAAGAAGGCATTTAGCGCAATCGCCAAGTTCATTACAGAAATATGGGGAAGCAAACTTGGAGCGATTATCCAAAGAGTAGCAACCACCATAGCGGCAACAATCCGCGCATTGGCGAGCACAATTAGAGCGATCTCCGCATTAATGTCAGGAGATTGGAAAAAGTTCGGCTCTAATATGGCGTCGGCCACAAAAGCAATGGCGACAGGAATTGTCAACGCGTTTGTGCCGGTTAACAGAATAAAGCAGTTAGCACAGACAGCCGCTAACGGGGTGAGAACAGTGTTCTCCTCGATGAGCAGCTCGATTCGTTCCACAATAACCAGTGCTGTTAATTCGGCCGGGTCAACGTGGAATGGAATTAAGTCAAAATTGACAACGCCACTAAACAGTGCTTATTCAACGGTTAAATCGGCATTGACCAAAATTAAGCACCTTTTCCCAATGACTATCGGCAAGGTGTTTACAGGACTGAAGCTTCCGCACTTCAAAGTATCTGGAGGCAAGGCTCCGTTCGGCGTTGGTGGTAAGGGATCGCTGCCGAAATGGTCTGTAAGCTGGTATAAGAAAGGCGGTATCTTTGACGGCCCGTCTGTCATTGGTGTTGGTGAAGCTGGACCTGAGGCTGTTATCCCGATTGACAGGCTGCAAGATATGCTGAACAAAATGGCAGATAGTATTGTTAATGGTATTGCAATGAACAATATGTTGCAAGGAGCCGCTGCTGGTGGCGAGGTTGTTATTAAAAACTACCTGTTTGAAAGTGGGCCGCAGCTGGGCGAGACTGTCGTTAAGACATATGATCAATACAAAAAAATCATCGGTTAGGAGAATAAAATGATTGGAGTATTCAACACAATCACACTTAACGGCGAGGAGATATTCCGGGGCAATGAGTTCACGTTGTCCCGCGAATATATCTATGCTGGAGAGTACGAAACGTGCACGGGAAAGCGCGTTGGCGATATTGTTGGCTGGAGATATGCAGACTTGTCACTTACCTGGGACAACCTGCCACAATCACAGCTCCAGAAGGTTATCGGGCTTAACGGATCAGCCGTTGCAATGACGTTCTCGAACGAGTTCAACGAGACGGTAACGGAGATGGTCATACCAACAGTAACCACGGCGCAGGTAACAAGGCTAACCGATCCGCAAGGGAACGTTGCTTGGAGTGGTATCGGGTTAACACTGAAGTTTATTAACGCCCATAACTAAAAGGGGGAGCTAAAATGTCAATTGACGCTCAAAATGCTAAGCAAATACGAGACCCGATGAACGTGCGAATCACCATGTCTTGGGTGGCTCCTGAATCAACGGCAAGTTGCTCCAATTATTCATCGTCTTCAGAAATAACAGACTATACACTCGACCAACAATATTCTGATTATCCGATGCGAGCACTAACAGATCTGCAAGGGGACGGCTTTAGGCTTGACGGATCATGTGCTCTTTATGATTCAAGCGTATCACCTTCAATAGAAAATGGAAAAATTGGTGCCCGTGGCACAGTTGATCAAACGTTCTCAATTGATGTTTCATTAACAAGGCCGAATAAGGGTCTTTCAATGTACATTACCGGTGCAGAAACAGCGACAATTAACGGAACAACTTACAACCTTTATGAAGGATGGACTCCGTTTGGAGATGTAAACACTGAATCGTTTAGCTTAACATTAACGCCGATGACTGGCCGGCGAATCGAGGTTGGTGGCGCAACAGCTGGTGTTTTCTTAACAGCTGATAATAGCGATATTGTTAAGGCTGTATTGTCGCTTCGTTCGGATTTAAGTAGATACAATCAGACGCTCCCCGCGTCGGAGCTGAACGCGGATATATACTACGACATCGATATTTCATCCGTGCTGGCGATTGTTCCTGAGGAAACACTTATCACATATCAGGCAGGTTATATGGACGACATGACTGAACCACGCAAGTTTTATCTTGAAGGGCAGGCTACGTGGAACAATAACTTGTTATCAATAACAGCAGTTGACGCTGTGCATCTGCTGGAGAAAAAATTAACTGCGTTTTCGATTGGCTCATTCACGGCAGTTAGCCCACAATCTATTTTCTATACAACCGCTGGTTTTATAAAAAGTTGTGGCGTCGATGTTAGTTATGACAACATAACTGGAAGCTTCTATTCCCAGAGTGATAAGAAGAACAGAATTGTTTCTCCAGATGGATTGACATGCAGGGAACTCGTCTCTGCTGTAAATAATTATATTACAATTAACAACATTCCGTCGTTTGTCTGTTCTGACGCAAGCAGGACGGAATATGTAGTAAATTACGTAGATGCTGGCTGGCCAACGCTGCGCTCGATAAGGAATAGGCCTGGCTATATTATCTATGAGGAAGATTGCGGAAGTGTAGATGAAGGCGTAGAAAGATACATTACATCCATAAATGCTACCACAATCGATATGGCTTTTGGCACAACGAATTACTCGCCAATCCTTTACGGTACAGAGGTTGGCGAAGCTACATGGTTTAAGGACGGCGGAATTGCGATTGACCTAAACGAAGACGTTTATAATTTTGCTGTCGGAATTCCTGGAGCAGATATTGGAAGAGCGCAACATTTTGTGCCAATAGGACCGGTTAATGATCGTGGAAAATCGTATACAGGGCTCTTTAGACCAAAGGAAGCATATGAGTACAACTTCAGTGGTTCTTTGGTTGGGCTTGCAAACAAGTCGAACACAGTCGGAGAGCTTATGTCGGAAATTTCTGCAGGTGTATACACAAAAATATACCCGTCATTCATTGATTGGAATAACGGTTTTGCGGTGGGGGAATCTGGTGTTGTGTGGAGCACGCAATCAGCTGCATGGTCAGCGCTTGTTTCTGGCGGCTATATTGAATCGGACGCCGGAGAATTCGCACTAAAGGTGTACGGGTACAAGATGGCACAGGAAAACGTTGTAAAAACATATTACAACGGTGATCCGGACCTTACTGGCGTTCCTATTGATATTGAGCTTTCGATTTTCGGCTCTATGGACTTTGTTAACAGCAATGGCGATTTTGTTAGTGAATTATATCCTAAAATGGCCGTCGAAAGTGTGTTTGACAAGTCTGTAAAAACTGGCTCGTTCAGGTGGAAGGGCGATCCAAGGATGCAACCGAGAGACGTTGTTACGTTTGTTCGACTCGATGGTTCGTTGGAGGCGATCACGCTTGAAAACATCACGATTACACATGAAGCCGGTGGAACAGTTGCAGACATCACATACAGAGAGGGGGTGATTTGATGGTTTGGGTTACACCAGTCACAGACAGAAAAGACGGATCTGCCAGGATGACATATAATGATATGAACAGGATAACTGGTAATCTCGAATGGTTATATCACTCTATTCAAAGTTCTGGTATTCCAATAGCAGGGTACGCAATCAGTAAATCGCATTGGTCACGGAACGACATTGTCACTGCCAGGTTCTGGAAGGAGTTGCTTACATGTTTGGAAAATGTTTGTACAGCATTAGGCTACACGCCAAAAGACAAGGTAACGTATCATATGACATGGAACAATATAAACTTGTTAGAGGATATTGAACGATTGTGTCATGATATATTTGTTGTTTATGACGAAATGCCGAGGCTTAATCATTACGTTGGGGATATGCTTAGTGCTAATTACTTGTATGCTGGCGATGACATTAATGCCGGTGGACGTTATTAGGAGGGATTTTATGGCAAACTATTTCAAAGACAGAGTTGTTGAACACCCTGGAAGGGTTACACTAACGCCAACGGGCGGAACAAATGAATACGACGTTGACCGTGCAGAAGGGACTGTATCAGAGGCTGGTTCACCGATTAATGCAGCAACGCTTAATACAGCCATAGACACGTATGGTCTGTGGTATGGTACGTCTAACACATCTGCAAACATATCGGAAAAAGCTGTGACTTGTGCAGGCTTTACACTAACCACCGGCGCGAAGGTTTCTGTACACTTCTCAACCGCCAATAGGGTTACGGGACGCATTCAGTTAAACGTTAATGGAACGGGTGCTATTGATGTATTGGTAAACGACCAATATTCAAACGTTGGCGGAACTTGTACGTGGGATCCTGGACAAGATATCATATTTACCTATGATGGTGAAAACTGGAGATTGGTTAATGGTGCAATTATCAACGATGACGAGCTTGACACACTTGAAACCGCGTTAAACCTCTCGCATGACGGCCCGGCAAGATTGTACAAAATTTTGGGCAAAATTATACCGATGAAGAAAACAGAGACGCTCACACCTGTGCAGGTTGCTCAAACGCAAATGTACGTTGTTCAAACAACAATTCCGTTGACAAAGCCGTTGCTCGCAGCGTATCCGACGAACCGTGACGGGTGGGTGTTTATTCCTGTTGCAGAGACGAGGGTATCACAGACATATTGGTGCTTAGCAGCCTCTGGTGCGACGCCGAGTGGCTCATACAATATGGTTGAAATTTATCTTGATATTGAAGTTCAGTAACAGATTTTTGATTAAAACATCCGCAAAACACATGCTTTTGCGTACAATTCTGCAAGATGATTGTTTTGAAAGACATATAGAGTAAAGGAGTGCAATTATGGCTAATTTTTTTAAAGACAGGGTTGTCGAGTATCCAGGCCGTATGAAATTGACACCAACGAGTGCTGATGGAGAGTACGACGTCACAATGGAAGAGGGCACAGTAACAGAAGAGGGTACCCCACTTAACGCGGAAACGTTCAACGATGTTATTGACAAGTACGGGATTTGGTTTGGCAGATCAACAACAAGTGGAAGTATTAGAACAGTATCGTGCCCTGGTTTTAAACTTGTTGATGGTTCTGCAATTGCCGTACACTTTTCATCAAACTATTCTGGAAGCGGATATATGCAGATCAACGTTGAATCTACCGGATATAAAGAAGTTAGATATTACGGCCCGTACAATTCTACGGTTCCGATATATAGCTTTGATTCCAACACGACGTTACTACTTGTATATGATTCTAATTGGGGTTTTTATCGGTCAATAACTCCAATGCTTATAGCCAGTACTGCTATTAATGAGTTAAACGTTAGACTAAACGTATAAAATGGAGGTGTTTTATGGCTAATATTGATGGGAAACTCGGTTTATTGCTTGAAAAGATCGTGAATAGAATTTTATGCATTAAATCCTTTGAGTCTGATGACTTAAGAACGACCTTATGGATAGCGAAGCCATACGGCATAGCAACTGATGGGGCGTTCACACTATCCGGAGTATTTGAAGGTGTTGGAAGTGGTGTATGGACCGGTGTGATTGAGAACAGTAGTATAGTGAGCGTCTATGCATGCAATGGTACGTTGTGGCAAGGAAATACAATTTCGTTTTCGTACAAAGTCGAGTCTGGAATAGGATATTTAGGCCTTTCAATGCCAAATGCTTCAAGTAAAAAGGGCGGAATAGGCACAGTTATTTGGGGATAGTATGACGAGGTGAAAAAAAGGAGGTAACACAATGAACAAGGGAACAAAAATCAGAACTATTTTGCTTATCGCGACATCACTAAACACGGCGTTGATGGCGACAGACTTGACTGGGTTCAATAATGACACAGTGGACCTGATCTATAAGATTTCTTCTATAGTATTGAACTTCGTTATCGTTGCCCTTTCGCACTACTACAACAATGACTTTACGAAGGAAGCGTGCGAATACACTGGGATGATGAGGCTGGAGAAAGAGTTCAATAAGGGGAAAATCACCGGAGAGAACTTCTTCGATACCGCTCAGGAGAGCCCAGAGGTGGAAGACGATGACAATCTTTAAGCAATATGATTCCCGTTGGGGAAAAAAGAACTACAATGGATCATCAACCATTTCCGCAGCGGCCTGCGGGCCGTTTTCGGTTGCTAACCTCGTTGTAGAGTACAATCCAAACATAGACCCAATGGAAGTGGTTAAGTATATGCAGAACCACGGATATGCTATTCGGAACAATGGCACGGCATGGGCAGGCATCCCTGCTGCAATGAAAGCGTTCGGGCTGGAAGATGTAAAGAACGTATCCGCGATGAGCGACGTTTGGAAGTACCTGTCACAAGGCTACGTTGCTGTGTTCCTGTTCAAAGGCGGGTCAAGAGGCGGCGTGTGCTGGACTACTGCCGGGCATTATGTTGCCGTTACAGGATTCAAGACAGAAAACGGGAATCATAAATGCTATACGAAAGACTCCGGCGGACGTAACCACGACGGCTGGTATTGTTATGAAACACAGATGAAAGGCCTCATCTCACAGGTATGGGTTGGCAAACCTCCGGGGGTGCAGCCCCAACCGGCAAAAGACCCGACATTGTGCATAGATGTGTCCGAACACCAAGGGAGCATCAACTGGGCGAGTGTTAATTGCGATTATGCAGTCATCCGCGCAGGATATGGCAAGAACAACATTGATAAACACTTCGTAAAGAACATTTCCGAGGCGATCAAGGCCGGGAAAAAGGTTGGTGTTTATTGGTTCTCGTATGCGTATACTGTGGATATGGCAAAGAAAGAGGCGGAGTACTGCATTGCCGCGGTCCGGCCGTACAAGCTCGATATGCCGGTGTTTTTCGATTTTGAGTATGACTCAATGAACTATGCGAAAAAACAGGGCAAGAGCGTCGGCAAGTCGCTGCTGACAGAAATGACTAAGGTGTTCATGGATACGGTGAAAGCTGCCGGGTATAACGCTGGGTTCTACTATAACTACGACTACAAAGCGAATCACTACAACATGGACGCACTGGCCGAGTATTATCACTGGTACGCGCTGTATTCTTCGGAGAAACAGACAAACGTTTACATGCAGCAGTATAGCAGCAAAGGAAAAGTCAACGGCATTTCAGGGAATGTCGATATGAATTGGTTGTTCGGGGCTACACCTGGACCGGCTCCCGCACCGTGGACGCCATACGACAAGATCGCCGTGGACGGAGTAATGGGGCCCAAAACCGTCAAAAAAATGCAGCTCTGGCTTGGAGTGACGCAAGACGGCGTTGTGGGACCGGCAACAACCAAGGCATTACAGCGCAAAGTCGTGGCCACGGTTGATGGTATCTGGGGCAGCGGAACGACCAAGAAGCTGCAAAAATTCTTAAATAAAAATGGCGCCAGCCTAAAGGTGGATGGAGCCAGGGGCAAAGAAACCATCAAGGCCCTACAGCGGTATCTTAACGAAACCGTCAAGAAGTAAAACCGCTTCAGACATACCCCCAGAAGGCACAAAATGGTACCTATAATCGTTTGAACGCGGTTTTAGGTACCGTTGGGTGGCTGAGGGAGAAGTCTATCTTATATCGAAAAATAGAGCGTCAGAAAGGAGATTCAATTGGTAAACGTTACTGGTAATTGTCCTGCGGAAGAAGCAGAGGCATACGTAAGCTACTTGGAAAAGAAATACAATCGCAAGCTGGAGTTGCTTAACATAAACATTGATGGAGAATATGTCGATCTGAACTACAAGTTCGAGCAGGCTCCGTTTGAGCGCATTCGGCGAATCACTGGCTATCTGGTCGGGGACATGAGAAACTGGAATGACGCAAAAGCTGCAGAGGAGAAGGATCGTAAAAAGCACATTGATAGTAGAATCGGAGGAATGGAACAACTTGATTAAATCAGCCTATAACCAGTTGCGCCGGTCGGCGGAGCGGGTTTCGCTACTTTAACCCATCGCCATAAAGGGGGACCGGGAAGTGGTGAGCCCCAGTCCCCCGGCTTGTGGGTGCAATGCTGACTGTGGATAACTATTGGCTTGATTTCAATGGTTTCACGGGTTATCCACAAACTTATCCACATGATGTTAAAAAGATATCCACAGACTACATAAAACAGAAAGATGTGGAACGCATTAGAAAGTTATCCACAGAAACGCAAAGTTATCCACAAATTATTCACAGAAGTTATACACAAGTAAGTTGAGGCCGTCACTGTGATGCGCACAGTTATCCACAGTTTCCACAGGCTCTACTACTACTACAAATACTTTACTTAATAAAGATGGAGTCAAAACTTTTTTGTGTTATGTAAACAGGGAGGAAACCATGAAAGGGAAACAACTGACTATGGCAGAAATTACGCCTGAATACGAAGAATTTGTTGAAAAGTTTAAAGTAAAGAAAACTACAGACGATTGCTATACACCGGACAACGTTTTTTCCGTAATTGTTCAATGGGTTGTTGACGAATACGGAATTGATGAAGAAAAGATCGTTCGACCGTTCTGGCCTGGTGGGGATTATGAGAATTTCGAATATCCTGATGATTGCGTCGTGTTGGATAATCCGCCGTTCTCAATTATTTCAAAGATTGTAAGGTTCTACGAAGAAAACGGAATTAAATACTTTCTTTTTTGCCCATCTTTGACGTCGTTTAACATCAGGGCAAAATCTACAATAATCACAAGCGCGCAAATAATATATGAAAACGGAGCGAAGGTCAACACTTCCTTTGTCACAAGTTTGGATGATTCATTTTTAAGAACCGCACCAAGTTTAAAAAAAATAATTGAAGCGGCGAATGAAGGAAACAAGAAAAAAGCAACGCTTCCAAAATATGAATACCCTGCAAACGTTCTAACGGCAGCGATGTGCGGAAATTTGGTGAAATATGGCATTGAATTTAGGGTTGATCGCAAAGATGCGGTATACGTTTCTACACTTGATTCGCAGAAAGCGAAAAATAAAACAATCTTTGGTGGTGGCTGTTTATTATCAGAAACAGCAGCAGCAGAAAAAACGGCAGCAGAAAAAGCAGCGGCAGAGAAAATAGCGACAGAAAAATGGGAACTGTCAGATAGAGAAAAACAAATTATTGCTGATTTAGGTAGAATTGAATAAACAAGGAGGAAACCAATGAAAGCATTATCCGTCGACGGAAAGTTCGGCCCAAACACGAAGAAACGTATGCAGAAATGGCTCGGCGTTTCGCAGGACGGCAAGATTGGAAAAAACACAATCAAGCATCTTCAGAAGCGCGTCGGAGCTTCCCAGGATGGCAAGTGGGGACCGAATACAACGAAGAGGTTGCAGCGATTCCTTAATGGCAAGGGTGCGCATATCAGTGTAGATGGGAAGTTTGGACCTAAAACCATCAAGGCCCTCCAAACGTACCTTAACCAGTACTACGGCCTAAACCCACAACCGCAACCCACACCGACCCCGACCCCCACTCCCAGTACGAACGCACAAAAGATTGTCGCAATGGCGCAGGCGTGTGCATGGCCGGAAGGGACGTCGTCGAGTAAGTATAAGTACCCTAACGGGAAACCGACCGCGGCTTACAAGGAAGCCCTGAACAAGGCGTACCCGAACCGCAGCAAATGGTCGGATCGTCCAAAGAAAGGCGTAAGCTGCGATGTATTCGTTGGTACCGTTTTAAGGGCCTCAGGAGTCGATCCTAAATGGCCGCGCGGGTTGGATGGTGTTCGAAAGTATGCAGCCAGCAGCCCATATATGTACCTGGCACAATGCAAGAGCACAAAGAACCTGCAGCCGGGCGACGTGATATTCTACCTGAAAAAAGGCGGAGGCGGTCATATCGCGATCTATCTTGGTAACGGGAAGATTGCTAATGCGCACTATGTTGGTAAGACTTACGGACGGATTCAGAATTTCAGCACTCTGAGAAAGCCGTCCGAGTGTAAAATATATAACGTTTATAGAGCTAAGTGAGGAGGCGAAAAGATGGTGACAGAAGCGATTATTGTAGCAATCATAACTGGAGCATGCGCGGTCATCTCTAACTTGGCGATCTCTTTTACACAGGCTGGAAAAACACTTTACAGGATTGAGCAACTTGAAAAAAAGGTCGAGAAGCATAACAATCTGGTGGAGCGCGTCACTCAAATTGAGGCTGACGAAAAGGCTATGTGGTCATGGATTGACGAGTTCAAAGAACGCCTCCCATAATACTGCCCCTTTCGAGGGGGTTCCTCCCTTCTTTTCCCCGACTCCGGTCGGGGTTTTTTTTATTTCGTCATTTATTTCGTCATTTATTTCGTCGTTTATTTCGTCATTTATTTTGTCATTTTCCCTTGACAATGTGATTAACATATGCTATTCTATAACTGAAGAAAGGGGAAAGCGACAATGAAAACTTATAAGATAAACGGAAAGACATTCGAAGCCGTGAAGGAAGTAAACCTTACAAAGCACGGCGTAGAAAGAATAGCTGAACGATACAATATCACAGGCAACACAGCGATGGTTATAGCACAGATGGCAGCCGACTTCGGAACAGACGTAAAGACAGTTTCCCCGAAGCTTGCAAGCTGGGTTAACAGAAAAAATCGAAACAACAACGGGAGCGACGGAACCGTTTACAAGATCTTAAAAGATTCGCTCTTCATCTTCACGGAAGAAGAAAATAAAGCTACACTGATTACAGCATACAAACTCCCGGAATGGGCGATGGAAGAAATAAAATAAAAAAGTTTCAAAAAACACTTGACAAACATAAAAAGCTACGATATACTATAATCGAAGAAAGGAAAAAAACCCCGGCTCACGGGAGAACCACTCGGACGATGGATGCCGAGCAAGCCGAGGTCATGAGCCCCCTGAAACGCGATGACCCGAAAGGCGAGCGAGAGACAACCCCAGTGATGGGAGAATGGAACTGAACGGGCCACAAAAGTCACAAAGAAAAAACAAAAACTCGATTAAAAATAGAAAAAGGAGAAAGACAATGAAAAAGATAGTCGCGATAATGATTATGGCAGCCGGAATGATGATCCTGACAGGATGTGGACAGGACCTCGACCCGCTGAACAATACAGAGGCTAACAACGAAGAGACAAAAGTAGTAACCGCTTCAGAGGTTGGACAGGTAACAGAGAGTGAGCCGGTCTACACAATCGAAGGACTTGACTATAACCAGATGTACGAGAACTGCGGCGTGGTTTGCGCCAGTAACGCAATGGACATCGTAACAGGATCAGACACAACCGAAGAAGAGGTTATGAGCTACGCGGTAACTCACGGTCTCGCAACAAAGGCTGGCGGGACTACAGCGATGGACATTCAAAACATCATGTACGATATGGCCGGAATTGAGAGCAGCTGGGTTAACAACCCGACACTGGATGAGCTCGAAGTAGCAGCCGAAGAGGGAGTAGCAATCATCGCGGTACACGCTGAAACAGTCTACTACGGAGGTAAGGGCGAACTTGACCACTGGATCACGGTAATTGACAAGGTAGAAGGTGGCTGGGTGGTCGCAGATAGCAATGGGGTTGCATACTATGACGACGAGACAATGAAAATGGCGACTGACGGTGAGGGTCAGGAGATGGTGACCATACAGTAAAGAAAAGGAGGAACAAAATGACAGACAAAGAGAGAGAAGAGATGAACCGGGGAACATCAGAGGTATTTGATAATGCCGAACAAATCATTACTAAGTACAAAAAGTCCTCAATACCATATACAATGGGATCGATAACGTCAATGATATATTTACTCTCAATGATCTTAGAGTCGATGTATGGAAAGGGTGACGTTGCGGTAAAGTGGGCAGCAAAAGGAATGAAGTTAGGAACAAACACTTACATAGCACTGGATAATAAAGGGGAGGAGGATCAATGAATAATAACGAGGCATGGATCAAGGAATCGCTTAAGCAGTTCCAGAGAGGGGATATGACAGCTCACAACTTAATTGGCGTTGAGGAGGAAAAGCAAATGAAACACGATGAATATTGCGCTTACATGAAAGAGCTGAACAAAAGAAATAGACAGTTTGAGCCAAAGAGAAAGACAGATCATATTCTAAACCAGATGGAAGAGTCAAGAATTGTGAAAGAGCGCAAAGAAGCAAAAGAACTGGAAGATTTCTTGAAAGGTTTTGCAAAAAAGGGTTGACAAAAGCTTGAGATTGTGATATCTTATAATTGAATAAGGGGAGAACGAGATGAACTACAACGAAAGAATGAAGGAACTGAACAAGATCAACACTCAGTTCGAAAGAAGCAAAGATATCGACAAGAAGCTTGATGAGCTGGAGGCAAGAAGAAAAAAGATTGAAAAAAGTTTTCAAAAACATATTGACAAGAGCTGAAAAGTACGATATACTATAATTGAGAAAAGGATAAACACCCCTCCTCGTGGGGAGGAACCACCGGGACGCGGAAGCCTGGGAAGGAGGGGTCATAAAGGGAATACCTGAACCGCCATGATCCCGGAAGGGGGAGCGCCGAAAGGACTCATTTGGTGACTCCAGTGAGAAAGGGAAATCCAAAAGTCGAAACGGCCCTAAACTGGGCCGTCCAGGAAGGGACAGCAACCCACCTGCTGAGGATGACAAGCTATAAAGGAGAGAGAAAATGAATACAATGAATACAAAAAAACTCACAGAAGAAGAGATGAAGATCATTGAGCAAAATCAATGGTGGCTGATGCAGCAAGAATTTAAGGAGGAAGAAAATGAAAAGACTGTTACAAAACATTAGGACATGGTCAGGAAACTTTGACCTGATGACAGACGCGTTCTACATTGAGGAAGATCGAAACCCAGTTGAAAAGGAAAGGAAGGAAACAGAGATGAAAGATATTGTAAAGACAATAGTTGAGGTGATGATCATCATCGCGGCCGTAACAATCATCGCAGTTATAACACAGCCACCATCGACGCTCGGCGGCACACCAATGTAAGGGGAGGAGAAAATGAACAAGTACACAGTGACAGACATTGTATATGCAATCGTACCGGTTATAGCCGTAGCCATTGCGGTTTACTTGAGTTATAAGCTCACATAAGAAAGGAGGAAGTAATGAGGGAGAAATGGTACCCAATGAAAGGCAACCCGGATCTGGAGATTAGCAACTTCGGGTTTATCAGACGAACAAAAGACAAGCTTGAAATCGAATGGCCGCCGGGTACTAATCCGGGTGAGATCGTATATGATGCGATTATCGGCTTGCCGGAAGAGTTTACAGTCATACATCTTAATGGAGATGAAGAGGACAATAGAATATCAAACTTAACGGCGTATTACAAACACACAGTAGAGATCTTGAAAGGAGAAAGAAAATGAAATACTACACAAGTAAGGGATTCGTCGAAAAGAAGGACGAAACATTGAACGACAAAACCAAGAAGCAGGCGGCGGCAATAACGTTCTTGTCGCTGGCATTGGCACTGGCACTCGCTATTGGGGCCTGGCTCTACACTGATTACGTTTACGGTGAGGAGGACAACAATGGAGAAGCTACTAACACTGAAGCGATCAGCGAAGATAACGGTTCTGGTGGAGAATCAGCACCCGCAAAAGAAGCAGTCAAAAATAACAGTAACTTCGAAGCGGTACCAGTACAGGAAGCAGAACCTCAAAGAGAAGAGGTTCAGCGAGTGGAGGCTGCCCCTGTAGAGGAAAAGAAAATCGAAGTTGTTGAAGAGAAGGCGGCCGTAAAGGAAACGGTTCCGGTCGATAAAGTTACAGTTAAAATTCACGTTCGCAAGAATAGCGGTTACTCGGTAGCGCAAACCTGGACTGCTGTAGCTAACGGGAGCAACACCTGGAACAACGCAAAGAAGACGGCGAACCAATACAGCCCGATTACTGAAGGCCTGACAACTTATACCTTTACTGGAGAGTTCAAGGACGAGCTTGGCAACACTTGGAGCGGAGATCGGTTCTACGGCAAAGATTTTATCCAACTGTTCGAAGGCCAGGAAGGCCCGACAGCAACACTGAACGTATACGCACAGTACAGCGAAAAGCAGTTCCCGAAGCTGACCGTTATCGGCAACGACGAGGTGAGCACCGGCTCCTTCAGCTGGTCCAACGACGGAGCATTCAGCGAGTACACCAAGACGTTCTCTGAGCCAGACGAGGTTGAAGGCTGGACGTTCCTGTACTGGGAAGGTGAAGACGGTGAGCAGTACGAAGACGGCGACACCTGGACGATCGAGGCTTCAGACCTTGACGGAGACACCACGGTGACCTTCACTGCCGTATGGGAGCAGGACGAGGAAGAGCCTGACGATCCAGATGATCCGGTAATCGACCCGGATGAGGACGCTGACGATGACGCTGAATTCGAGACGATCTACACCGAGACTATCAAGGTAAAGACCGAAGCAAAGGCGGAGGCAAAGACGGTTGACAGCCCGGATACCGGAGACGGTCACCCGATCCTGGGATGGATCATCATCTTCTGCCTGGGTCTGGCTGGAATCCTGGGAGGAATCTTCCGGAAAAAGAATTGAAGATAAGTTATAGCCGAAACGCCCTTCGGGGCGTCCTGGAGAGGGTGGCAACCTTCCAGCTGATGAGGCAAGCCGGAAAGGAGGAAATAATGGATAGAAAAGAATTGGATAAGGTTTTGCATGACCACAAAAAGTGGTTGAGCTACGAACCGGGATGGAATTGTGCCGATTTGCGGGGTGCTGACCTGCGGGGCGCGAACTTGCGGAGGGTCGACCTTCGTTGCGCTGACTTGCGAGGCGCTGACCTGCGAGAAGCTGACCTTTTTTTCGCAGACCTTCGAGGGGCAAACCTTGAGACCGCAGACCTTCGGGGGACTTACCTTCGGGGGGCTGACTTATACCGCGCTCAAACATCCGGGATGAAAACAGACGCAGCAACGAGAACAGACTATCCAATGGCCTGCCCAGAAACGGGATCGTTTATTGGGTGGAAGAAGGCTGGCGAATACATCGTCAAGTTGGAAATCCCGGAAGACGCACTGCGGTCAAGCGCAACAACGAATAAGTGCAGGGCGAGCTGGGCTAAGGTATTGGAAATCCAGAACGTGGACGGCACAAGGGCTGACGTAACAGAGATTATGACAGATCGATGCTGGGTTTATAAAGTCGGCAGCATGGTATACCCAGACGATTGGGATTATAACCGCTGGAACGAATGTAGTCACGGGATTCATTTCTTTATGACAAGAAAAGAAGCTGTTGACTGGTAGAGAAAAGGAGGAAGGGAATGATTGAGTACAAGTCTGGAGATGAGGGATATGGACGTTACATAAATGGCCGAGATGCGTTCATTGAGTTCGTTACACAAAGACAGGCTAAGGACTTAGACTTTATACTTGGCGTGATCGACGAGATGGCGAACTGGCTCGTTGTAAGTGGAAACGAGAACATGTTTAAGGCAGCACTTAATGAAACTAAAGAATATTATGAGGAGGATTAAAAAATGGTAGCACACGAACATTGGAAGAAAACAACGAATCCGGATTATCTCGGAACGTATGCATTTGATCGGGATCAGGAGATGATCGTGAAGATCAAGGACCTGCGCCAAGAGAAAATCCACAATCCAAACGGAGGCAGTGAAGAAAAAATGGTGATGTACTTTGAAGGTGATGTTAAGCCGCTGATTCTTAACACAACCAACATGAAGAACATCGAGAAAGCGCTCAAAACTCCGTACATGGATGAATGGGTCGGTCGCAAGTTACAGTTGTATGTTGATCCGGCGGTATCCGCGTTTGGACAGATAGTTGCAGCTGTACGTGTAAGAGATTTTGAACCCAAGTAAAGGAGGGAGAGATGGAGCTTACAAGAGAAAACTATTACACCCCTGAGGCAAGTCAAGAGTATTTCAGCGTATCGCAGTTCAAGCACTTCATGGAATGCCCGGCTGCAGCGATGGCATATATTGATGGTTCGTTCAGGGATGAGCCAACACAGGCCTTGCTTGAGGGAAGTTATGTTGACGCTGCGCTGACCGGAGATCTTTTGGATTTCGTTGCAATGCACCCTGAAATTAGGAATCGTAGATCAGGTGAACTGAAAGCACCGTTTAAGAAAGCGGCAATGGCTGTCGAACGGGCGAGACGAGATCCTGTATTTATGAACTACCTGGATGGAGCAAAACAAATCGTCCTTACTGGAGAGCTGTTTGGTCAGAAGTGGAAAGGCATGATTGACGTACTCCATGACGATATGATCGTTGATCTAAAGTACATGAGGAACATTGAGCCGGTTTACAAGGATGGTCAGAAAGTCACGTTCGTCCAAGGATACGGCTACGACATCCAGGCATACGTTTACAAAGAATTAGTCAAACAGAATTTTGACAAGAACCTGCCATTCTACTTTGCGGTTATAACCAAAGAGGAACCGGCTGACATCCACCTGATTGCTATGGATGATCGGTTCCTGTCTCCGGTTAAGGGTCTGCTTGAACACTACACGCCGATATTTGCATCGTACAAAGTGGGTGGAAATCCTCCACGCTGCGAACATTGTAAATACTGTAGAGAAACGCACGTTATTAGTAATCCTATGAGTTATGTGGAGTTAATGGAGGGAACGTTATGAGTATGAAAAGAATAAAACCACAACTTGTCAGGGACACCTGGAACTGCAAGTATAGAAATAACAACACTGAGAAGTGTGAAATCTACAACCGTTACTGTCTTGGAAGCGTAGTTTGTGAAAGGTTTGAAAGGAGAAGAAAAGGTGACACGGAAGTGCAAAGAACTAATCGAGAAATTCTCGGTTGATGGTAAGCCGTGCTGTTTCCTGTTTGGACACCCCTGTGTTGGTCCAGAGTATTGCGACTGGTACTCACCGGAGCCGCACATCAAGGATAGAAAGGAGGATGAAGATGGCGAGAAAATGCATACACTTAAATGAGAAGTCGTTAATTGAGGGCAAGCCATTCTGCTATACATTAGGCCACCGTTGTGTTGGACCTGAATTGTGTGGATGGTATTCGCCGAAGCCGTACAACAAGGATGGAAAGGAGGAGGAAGAATGTTCAGACAAGCGCTCATCGTTTCAGCTGTGGCAGTTGCCGTAACAGGGTTAGCATACCTTGTTGAAAACGAAATTTATTATCGCAAGCAGAAGAGGGCTATTAGAGCGTTTATCGGACGGAGGTGATGCTGATGCTGGTTCAGGCGATAATCCTGATGTGTGTTGCTTGCTTCCTGTATTTAATAATTATGTGGTTCGATACAGCCTTTCAACGCACGCTTTTGGAGTATGAATTAGAAATTGCACAATTAATGAATGAAATGAACAAGGAGGAACAAAACAATGCTCAATCTTAATTTGAAAGACGTTAATGCTTCAAACTATAGTAAACCTGGTCCTGGCGGTTATGTTGTCCAGATCACGAAAGCACAGAATAACCCAAAACTGAACCGGGTCGAGTTCGAGTTTGACTTCGCTGAGGGTCAGTTCGTTGGCTATTACAAGGAGATTAAGGACAAGTTCAATTTCTGGGGAGGCTGCTTTGTTAAATCCTATACGGAGCGAGCGTTGCCATTCTTTAAGAAGTTCGTCGACACTTTGGTAGAATGTAACCCGGACATTGATGGGATCGTCATTGGTGACTGGCAGGATGTTGACGAAGAAAAAATGGTCGGCGCTCGGATCGGGATGATTGTTGGCGAGAAGGTATACATCGGCAATGATGGTAAGATCAAGACAAAACTGGATACATACAATGCGCAGTTCGTGACGATCGAAACGATCTATAATGAAGACTACGCCGTACCAGAGAAGGTTGACGAGACAGCTGGAGCAGCAGAGACTAAGAGTGTCGGCAATGTAACGGACACGACAATCCCAGGATTCGAAGCCATTAAGGATGATGACATCCCGTTCTAAGGAGGTGGTCTGAGTGGATATCTCTAATCTCGCACCAAGGATTGAAGTTGTAATGTATATTATTGGTTCTGCTGCGTTAGTTGGTATGGCCGTTTTAGCCTTTTGGTCGATGCGGTGGAAGTAGAAAGGAGGAATAAAATGTTTTGCGGATTCTGTTTGGGCGCTGCAACCGTGATTGTCGCAGCTGCGGCGGCTTATCGGATTGAGTTTATGCTCACCGAAGGAAAGAAGCTGAAGAATAGAAAGGAGGAATAAATGGACGTCTACGCATATAGGGATGTACTGGGCCGGATTAAAGAGGCTGAGAAGCAGTTTCCTGGAAAGGGCGTGGAGGTAGCCATCTTGCAGGCGCTTCTCGAACAAAATGAATCGTTACAAGCTGTTCGCAGGAAGATTGATAGAATTATGTTATGTGTTGAAGATATTAACAAAAAGTAAAGGAGGTACAAGATGAATATTGGTGCTGATGTAGTATTTTGCGGACTGGCGGCAGCGCTGTTCGTAGTTGGCGTATTTTGTTGGGCTCGTGGAGCTGTGAATGCGTATAGAAAGAACAAGAAGTAAAGGAGGTACGATATGACTATTGAGGTAATTGGTTCAAGTATCGCGGTTGTCGCATTCTGTGCATACCTTTGTGTGCTGACTCAGAAGGCGAAGAAGAAGTAAGGAGGGGGAAATGTTTACGCCTAAAAGATGGCGAAAGCGAAGAGAGTGGCCGGAGCCAGTAGCGGCCGATGCGCCTCTTTGCGAGGATGAAGTTGAACTTATCTTTGACGAACCAACATATGATGATCTGAAAGCTCTCTTTGAGGAGATCGATTACGAGGTCGAGCTGCAAGAGGAAAGAGCTGAGAATCGGGTTGAGAACATGAAAAGCCATAAGGCGAATTTGTATGGTAAGTGCATTTAGCACGGAAGGGAGTAAAAAATGATTACTGGACTTGTCGTATTAGGAGCGCTCATTGTTATCGCTATTCCGGTAACGATTAGCCATGTGAAGAAGTAAGATGATTAAGTTATTAGTTGGTATTTTCGTAATCGTTGTGTGGCTGATTCCCATTGCATCTGGTCGCATGCACGATTAAAACAGTATCTGGTGGAGGGGTTTTATGGGACAGCTCCTCCACCAATCTTAAGGAGGATATTTTATGGACAAATATAAGCAGTTCATTTTAGATATAATAATAAATCGCGGCCGTTTTGCTATTCCTGATGGCGAGTACAAAGAACGACATCACATAATCCCTAAGTGCATGGGCGGATCAGATGATGAGGAAAATCTTGTCGACTTGCTCTTAAGGGAGCATATCATTGCTCATAAATTATTGGCAGATATTTACCAGAGTTGTGATGGTGTCCAATATGCGTTTTGGATGATGTGTAACTGTCGGGAGTATGACGATGTTATTACGCCAGTTGAGTATGAAGCAGCACGAAAAATATTTAGTAAAGACAATCCATCAAAGCGTCCTGAAGTTCGCGAAAAAATCAGTAAAAATAACCCAATGAAGAGGCCGGAAGTGTTTAAGAAAATGGTTGAGAATATGCCTAAAAAACCAGTAGAAGCACTCGATCCAAAAACTGGTCTTCGCATTCACTATTTTGAATCAACCAGGAGTGCGGACGGGCTTGGGTTTAATCATAGGCATGTGAGCGAATGTTGTAACGGCAAACGAAAAACCCATGCAGGCTATATTTGGCGCTATGTGGAAGGAGGTAATGACGATGGCGGTGATAATTGAAGATTCCCGGCAAAAACGGGGAAAGCACGAGGAAAAACGTATGTATTTTGAAAATCAAGGGCATATTGTCGTCCGACAGCAAATGAAATGGGGCGACTACGGTTTGTATCCAAGTGTTGTAGTTGACACAAAGCAGGATATTATCGAGATTGCGCAAAATTTGTGTGGAAGTGTAGCCGAACGAAACAGATTTACCAAAGAAATGAAAACAGCATGGACAAACGGCATTACGATCGTTTTCCTTATTGAAGATAGTCGTTTTTCTCGTCAAAGCGACCTTTACGAAACTAAAATGAAGCTGCACAGTGGAAAGGTTGTTAGGGGCGAACAGTTAGCAACCGCAATGTCGATTTGTGAAGCTCGCTACGGATGTGAATTTCAGTTCTGCTCACCTGATGAGGCTGGGTATCGGATAATTGAAATCTTGGAAGGAGGAAAGTGATGGCACAAAGAAGAATGTTTGCAAAGAAAATCACAGAGAGTGATGCATTTTTGGACATGCCAATGTCTTCACAGTGTTTGTATTTTCATTTAGCAATGAACGCAGATGATGAGGGCTTTGTCAATAATCCAAAGAAACTGCAGCGCATGGTTGGCGCAACTGACGATGATGTGAAGGTATTGCTTGCGAAGAGGTTCATAATTTCGTTCGATAGCGGCGTAATCGTGATTAAGCACTGGCGAATGCATAACTACATTCAGTCGGATCGATTTAGAAAAACTGACTACATCGAAGAAAGATCACAGCTTATCGTAAAAGATAACAATTCCTATAAACTTATAGGCGATGATGTTGAAATTTCAACGATGTATCCAGAATGTATCCAAAATGTATCCAAAGTGGATACACAGTATAGTATAGATAAGGATAGTATAAATAAAAATATAGTGTCGAGTTCGCCTTCGGCAAACGTCGACGATTCTCTTTCTCTTTCTGATGAATTTGATGAGCTGTGGAAACTGTACCCAAGAAAAGCCGGAAAGAAGAAAGCGTTTGAGTCTTATAAGAGATCAAGAAAGAACGGGGCAACATTCGATCAGGTCAAGGACGGCATTCAGCGGTACGTTGATAGTATCAAAGCAAACGGGACACCAAAACAGTTTATACTTATGGGACAAACGTTCTTCAATCAGGAGCGTTGGAGCGATGAGTTTGTTGTTGAAGAGAAGCAGAAAAGTAACACTATAGAGCCGCCGAAATACAAAGAGTTCACAGAGGAAGAACAGAAAAAGGATCGTGTTGGGATGCCGGACGAGGTGCGGTCAAGGTTAAAGACGATGTTTTGGGAGGTACAAAATGAAAGAGATAATCAAGAAACTTGAAGGCGATCCGACAAGACGCCAGTTAGAGATTATTATTGATGTGATGGAGGAAAAATATAAAGAGTTCTTTGTGCAGAGCTTTACAAGGATCGCGATGGCTGGAAATATCAACGCTGAGTTGTACATTTGCGAGGATGAAAAAGAAAGAGAGAAGCTGACGGCGAAACGCGATGCTATCTTGCAGGAGGAAAGAGAGAGGCGTGAAGAGTACGACCACGCTGCGCATTTGCTGCAGAAAGTGATTGATGAACGGATGAGTGGAAGTAAGTGTAAGCGATTCTGGGAAAGGGGTGTAAGATGAAATTCGGTTATAAATGCGATAAGCCAATGGCGGATAAAAAATTCTTATTCCCATGCGATCACGATTGTGAGCATTGCGTGGCTGGAATGAAGTTTGTTAAGGGTACAGGTTTTGTGCACATGCCGGCCGGTAGTCTTGATAAGTTTATGGACAAGAAGCTGTATGAGAGAAACCTGAATATTATAAGCGAGTTTGTAAAGGCGGTGATGAGATGAAATACACGTACTGGACGCAAACAGGGCCGGTTGGCGTTGATGTTGATGAGAAGTGGTTGGAAATCTTAAAGGAAATGGACAAGGATGAATACAATAGTAATCAGAAAGAAACAAGGAGGCATGTTCAGTTGGATACAAGCAGAGACAATAGCAAGTGGTTAGATAATAATGAGGAACCGATTGAAGATACAATATGCAGGCTCGAAACCGCTGAGGCCCTGGATGAGGCAATCGCAACCTTAACTGCGAAACAAAGGGATGTGTTTATGGCGATTCACTTTTATGGATTTAATATTAGCGAGGTTGCGAAAATAAAAGAGCTGAACAAATCAACGGTTGCAAGACATTTGAACGCCGCAGAAAAAAAGTTAAAGAATTTTTTATAAACTATGCAACAAAACGCCGTTTTCCTGACTATATATGAGGGGGTAAATATTACAGAAACAATATCTAACCGAATTCGGTACAACAACGGCTGTCACTGTTTACCCTATTTTGAAACAGAACCCGGCACGCCTCTTAACAATGCGGACCACGCCGGGTCGTATGATAAAATCTTTCTCCTTTCAATTGGATACGAGGCTCCACCCACAACTGGACTTAGATGAGGGCGCAGAGCCTCAATCCACTTTTTAGAGGCTTATGGATATAAAATTATTTACGTTCTGGATCGGCGGCATGCCTGAATATATAAAGATGTGTCTTGAAACGTGGAAAGTTCAATTTGTGATATTGAACCGTGAGAACATCGGACAATATACAGACATGCCGATTCACTTGCTTGACTACAAAGCACCAGCTCATCAATCAGATATCGCCAGGGTTCATGTGTTAAGGGACAGCGGCGGAACATGGCTCGACACAGACACGATTATGATTAAGGCCAAATTCCCGGATGCCGATTTCGTTGGTAATCCAGAAAAACGTTACATGTCGGGGAGTTACTTAAGAGCAGAGAAGCAGTCCGAAATGATGGTTGAGTGGTGCAAGTATCAGGAGCGAACAACCTATACAGGAAACTGGACGGTGTTCATGAATGGGTTCGCAGAGCCGTACTTACAGGAACACAAAGAAATTCAAATTGATGACATCCGTAAGGGCTGGCCGGAAACTTATATGATTAAGGAACGGGTTGACCGGCCAACAAAGTATAATCGTTTCTACTTTGAGGACAACTACCATCTGGACGATATTGAGTTACCAAACATGTTGTGGCTGCACAACTCATGGACACCAGATTGGTACAAGATGATGAGTAGAGATCAGATAGAGAACCATCAATGTACGATGTCGAATTTATTAAAAGAGGCGAGGAAATGAAATTCAAATATATAATCATGGCTGGCGGTGAGTACGTCAAGTGGGAGACGCCGAGACACTTACTAAAGTTCCGAGGCGAGCGAATCATTGACAGGACTATTCGCCAGTTAAGGGAACAGGGAATCGAGGACATCTCGATCAGCAGCAACATTCCGAAGTGGTTCAATGATTGCCATGTTCCTGTTCTGTACCATGACAACCACTACGTCGCGAGGGAATACAACAACATGGACGGATACTGGTGCAACTGCTTCTATCCGTTAAGTGTTCCGGCTGTATACCTTCACGGCGACGTTGTGTTTAGTGATAACGCAATCAAGACGATCATTGATCAGGAAACGCTCGACTATGACTTCTTTGCTTCCGGGCCACCGTTTCCAGCGAACTATCCGAAGCCATACGAGGAACCGTTTGCATGGAAGATTGTAGACCAAGACAGATTGCACATGGCTCAGAGGATCACTAAGGAGATGGACAAGCAAGGGAAGTTCATCAGACGTCCGATCGCATGGGAGTTCTGGGCTGTACTCAGAGGGCAGCAGGATGTAAACCACATCGACTTTAACAGCTTCGTTAAGATCAACGACGGCACATGTGACATTGACAACCCGAATGAGATACCAATGCTCGAAAGGATGCGGTTATAGTGCGGGACTTTGCAAGAGAGTTCTACAAATCAACGCGATGGAGGAAAGCCAGAGAGGCATACCTAAAGGAGCACAGGTACATATGCGAAGTGTGTGGTGGAACCGCAGATACTGTTCATCACATACAACACCTAAACCCAATGAACATACACGATCCAGATGTGACACTAAACAGAGACAATCTCATGGCGGTGTGCCGGGATTGTCACGCTAAAGTTCACACCAAGAATGAACGACGCTATACCGTAGATGAAAACGGAAATGTTGTTTCGAAATAAAAATTTTTTCGAATGTGGGACATTATGTATGTTGTTTACAGGAACAAAAAAACGTTACGTTCCGTACAATATCTTGTGCCCCCCCCACAAAAGGTACGCTATATATCCACACAGGAC